TTATCAGCCGATCCACCAGCGGCTATTGGTGAAGGACAGATTTGGTACAACGATACATCGGATGCTTTTAAAACTGCTACACTTACTGCAGCATGGTCGAGTGCTCCAGCTTTAACTACAGCTAGAGCAGGTGGAGGATCAGGTGGAACTCCAACTGCTGCTTGGTTAGGAGGAGGAATAACTGGTTGGCCAGCGCCAGTAACAACTGCAACTGAAGAATATAACGGATCAAGTTGGACAGCTGGTGGTGCCCTGACTAATGCAAGAGTTTATACTGGAGGAGCTGGCCCTATAACTGCAGGAATTGTAGTTGCTGGTGCACCCCCTTATGATCCAAGTCCCTCAGGAGGACAAACAGTTGTTGAATCTTATAATGGAGCTAGTTGGTCTGCTGAAACAGTAACTCCAATTGGTTTATGGTCAAACACAGCTTTTGGAACTGCAGCCGCATGTACAACAGCAGGCGCAAACCCTCAAACTACTAATTTTGTTTTTGACTATGATGGTTCTTCTTGGACAACAGGTGGAACAATGAATGCTATTAGAGCTTATTCGGCTTCAGCTGGAACTCAAACTGCAGGAGGTGTTATGGGAGGATTACCAGGAACTACAAATTATGAACAATATAATGGTTCTTCTTGGACTGCTGGACCAGCTTTAAATACTGCAAGATATTATTCAGGTGCTGGGGGACCACAAACAGCTTCTATTAATTTTGGAGGAATCGCCCCAGGTCCAGCAGCCGCTGGTGAAAATGAACTTTTTGATGGGACAAGTTGGACTGAAGGAGCTGATTTAGCAACAGCAAGATCCTTAATGGGTAGTACTAGTAGTATTACAACTAATACAGCTGCATTAGCTTTTGGAGGATCACCAGTAGGTGACCCTTCTCCTGTTCATACTGCAACAGAAGAATATACAACCGTGGCAACTGTTAAAACAATTACAACGAGTTAAAAATATGATACAAAATTTAAAAGGAGGAAACTATGGCACTATTTATATATGGTACTGCTACAAACACTGGAAAAGGATTCTTTACTGTACAAGACAGAAGAAATTTCTTTCTTAGAGGTTATCCTGGAGAGGTCTGGGTCGTTGGTAACAGCGAAAAAGGCGCTCTTTGGTTAGCTGAAAAGAACGGTGTGGAAAAAACAAAAGCAGAAGCGCAAGCTTTGGTTACAGCTGAAGTTGAAGCTGCACAAGCTGCGTGGGATGCATTGTCTGCAGAAGAAAAAGGACCAAATAGTATAAGACCAGGCGATATAACTCTTCCATAAAGGAATTTTTAAATGGCTGATTATCAAGATATCCGAGGATTGAGAGTTAAATACTTATCCGCAGATCCGGCCGATCCGGCGAGTGGAGAAGTATGGTATAACTCAGCCACAGGTACGCTTAAAACACGGCTATTAACTGAAGCATGGTCGAGTGGTGCACCTTTAACAACTGCTAGAGCTTATTTAAATGATTGTGGTATTGGAATTCAAACTGCTGCTTTACTGGCGGGAGGTATGGTTACACCGGCTACTGTTACAAATGCATCTGAAGAATATAATGGAAGTGGTTGGTCAATTACCCCCAATTTAAATACTGCTAGAAGACAGTGTAGTGGAGCTGGAACTACAGCAGCAGGTCTAGCTTTTGGTGGTTATATAACAACAGACACTGGTGCAACGGAAGAATATGATGGTTCTACTTGGACTAATAGTCCAGGAAGTATGAATACAGCAAGAGCAGGTTCAGGAGGATTTGGAATTCAAACAGCGGCTGTTTCTGCTTGCGGAGCTGTGGGTCCAACAGGACAACAACTTGTAGAAGAATATAATGGATCAACTTGGTCAGAGGAAACTAATGTAAACGGAACAGCAAAATGGGGACTAGTTGGAGCAGGTCTTATAGGAGCAGGTATTATATATGGTGGAAATAGTGCACCAGGATTTTTAAATGAAACTGAAGAATACGATGGTACTAATTGGACAACCGGTAATGTTATGAATACTGCCAGAGGAGAATTAGGGGGAAATGGTGTACAAACATCCTGCTTTGCTGTAGGTGGTAGAGCAACATCACCTGCACCAGGAAGTACAGCAACAGAAACTTACGATGGAACGACTTGGACAACTTCCCCAGCAACTTTAGCAACAGCGATGGCTTTTGGAGCTTCAGCTGGTAGTTCGTCTTCTGCAGGATTAAATTATGGAGGTGCAACTGGAGGAGGAGGAGCTGCTCCTTACACAAGTGCTACAGAAGAATATAATCAATCAACAAGCGCAATCACAGCCGGAGCATGGGCGAGTGGTAATAATATGAATCAAACTAGAAGAGGAATTGCTTCAGCATCAGCTGGAACTCAAACCGCTGCTTTAGGAGCAATGGGTTATACGAGCCCTCCAGGAGGAGTAGGTAGATCGGATGCAGAAACTTACGATGGAAGTACTTGGAGTGCTATTACAGCGATGCCGGTTACTAGATATTTTGGAGGAGGTTTTGGAACTCAAACAGCAGCAGTTATTGTAGGAGGTTATTCTACAGTACCTACCGCAAGTCAAAAAAACGAAACATATGAATGGAATGGATCTTCTTGGTCTCAAACTGGGAATCAAGCAGCAGGTATTTCTAATTTTGCAGTTCCTGGCGTTGGAATTGAAAGCGCTGGCATGATAGCAGGTGGAATGCCCAGTCCTACCAATTGGCAATTAACCCAAGAATATGATGGATCTGTGTGGGCTTCTTCACCTGGAAGTTTAAATACTGGAAGAACATCAGGAGGTGGTGCGGGAACTCAAACTGCAGCTATAGCTACTGCTGGAGATGTTGGAGGTCCTACTCCTGTATCACTTGCAAGTGAAGAATATGATGGCTCTACTTGGACATCAACCGCTAATAGTCTTTATGATATGTATGGAGTTGCATCAGCAGGAACTACAACAGCAGCTTTAATGGCTTGCCAGGACACTTTACCTCCATACGAAGCTAATGCACAAAATTGGGATGGATCGGCTTGGTCTACTTCTCCTTCTTTTAACACAGCACGACAACAAATGGGAGGAGCCGGTACGGCTACAGCAGCTGTTGCTTTTTCTGGGAATGTTATGCCTGGTTCAACTACTACAAGTGCTGCTACTGAAGAATTTACAGGACCAACATCAGCAGCTAATATTGAAACATTGACAACAAGCTAAAAATAGTTATATTCAACACCATGAAAGAGAAAAGAAATATCCACGAGTTGATTGTAAAAGAAGCACCGAGTCTTAATAATTTATTAGACGCTGAAGATGTTTCTAAATTTAGAGAATTAACGAGCGAGCTTCGTGATACCTGGACAAAGAAACAGGTCTTTAGAACTGAAACAGAAATGAGAATGTCTGTCCTGCAAGATGCCAAGTATCCAACGAAGGCTTCTAAGTACTGGCAGTGTGTTAGAGAACAAAATGTATTCCTAGAAAATTTAATGAACTTATCTTTTGATGCCAGACGTAATGAAGTTAAACTTAAAAAATTAAAACAAAAACTGGAAACTGAAAAAGATCCAATAAAACTAGAACTTCTTCAAATCGACATTGATGAAAAAACATACAGTGTCGCTAATATGCAACTCGTTGCTCGAGATAGAATGAGAGAAATTAAACTCTGGTCGGCTTTAAAGAAAGAATTTGATGATGGCTCATTTAATACGAAAGATGTTAATAGACACCAGCTAGACTCTTATCATTTAGTTATGAAAAATAAAGCAGAGACTCTAACATCAGGATCCTCTCAGCCCGAAGTCTTTAATGTGTTAGGTCAATTACAAACGATAGAAAGAGTTAAAAAATCAGGTGAAATGATTTATAACAAGAAAGAAAAATTGACCCATGATCTCGGAGCCAAGTCAGAATAAACAACTCTTCTTTTTAATGGGGATGCCGAGGTCAGGTAATACCTTGTTTGCATCAATCATGAATCAGAACCCGGAGTTGGTCGTAACAGCAAACTCTATTACTTTAGAGATTATGAAGGATCTCTTTCTTCTTAAACAAACCGATGTATTTCAAAACTATCCGGATCATAAATCTTTGGATGATGTTTTAGACTGCGTATACGATGTCTTTTATCAAGAGTGGCCACAGAGAATAATTATAGATAGAGGACCAGTGATGACAAAAGAAAACTTTGCACTGATGCAAAAACATTTTAAACGCCCCTTTAAATGTATTGTATTGCTTAGAGATGTGATGGATGTACTCGCTAGTTATATGAAATGGTACACTGAAGAACCAGATTCATTTGTAAATAAATATGGATGTAAAAATGATGATGAAAAATTAAGTAAAATTATGAATAAAGACGGAGGTGTGGCAAAGGAATTAGAGGCTATAAAAAACTCGTTTAATTATAAAGACCTTTGTTATTATTTAAAGTACGATGATTTGGTAGCGGATCCTGAACACTTTATTAAAGAAGTATATAAATTTTTAGGAGAGCCTTACTATCCACATCAATTTCAAAACTTGCAACAGATTAATATTAATGGTATGCCTTATGATGATACTATCGTAGGAAAGAATATGCATATTATACGTAATGAAATCCAGAAAGAATACAATCCCTACATTGAAAAAATTCCACAAAGAATAAGAGAAAAATATGGACACATTAGATTTTAAAGTAGTTCCTTTAGGACAAACTGTTTTAAGATACGAGGTTCCTTTGGATGTGTATAATACTATCAATCATGTTTATGAAACGAAGTATCCAACATTGCCACGAGCTAACAAGCAACTGGTAGGTAAAATAGAGAAAGAGCATTCTTTGTTCTTCGGAGGTGAAGATAATAATAAAATGAAAAGACACAACTTACTACCTCAAACTATTCAACATTGGTTTGAACATGTATTCAGACATTATTTAGACTTCAATAAAATTTCAGATTATAAAACACACTTAAATTCTGTGTGGGTGAATCAAATGTTTGAACATGAATATAATCCAGTGCACGTTCATCAAGGAACATTGTTTACTGGTTTATCTAGTGTAATGATTCTAAAGCTCCCCGAATCTTTTGGCGTAGAATATTCATCTGCCGACAGTCCACAAAATGGAAGACTTCAGATACTAGGATCATCGTCTGGACAGTTTGCAGCCATTGATTATCAGCCCGACTTAAAAGAAAGGGATTTTTATATCTTTCCTTATGATATGCGACACTGCGTATATCCTTTTAATGGACCAGGAATGAGAAGAAGTCTGGCAGCCAATATGGATGTAGAGTATGATCCAATAAAAAACAGAGGTAGAAATTAATGTACGAAAACATACATATTACTGAACCCAAATGGAAAAGCTGGATTATACAAACAACTACTCCATTATTTACACCCGAGCAGTGTAGAGAAATCATTGCAGCGGGGAGAGCACGCAAACCAGAAACCGCACAAGTTGGAATGAATAAACCTGGTGGTGGAACGAATACGAAGAAAAGAGTTACCACGATCAGTTGGATTCCATTTAAAGAAATGGGTCACATGTATCATGATCTTTATAGATTTATTGTTAAAGCTAATGAGAATCATTTCGGATTTGGAGATATTAGAATTACAGAGAACGCACAGTTCACAGAATATCCTCAAGGAGGATTTTACGACTGGCATATGGATTGTGATGTAAATATGAGCCACGAACCACCAGTTAGAAAAATATCAATGACTCTTTTATTAAATGATCCAGCAGAATTTGAAGGTGGTGAGTTAGAGCTTATGGCACCCGGAAAGTTTGCGGACTTAAAACAAGGTCATGCAATTTGTTTTGCATCCTTTTTAAATCATAGAGTCAATAAAGTTACCCGAGGAATGAGACAGTCATTAGTTGTTTGGTTTGGAGGCAAACCGTTTAGATGATTAAAGAAGAATTTTTTCCAACCATTTTTTATGGATTTGATTTACCTATGGCTGATCAACTTAATCCTCAATTAGAAAAAGATATTCTTGAATGGTCTAAACAAGATAAAGGCATTAAAAAGACTAATATGAATGGTTGGCATTCACAAACTGATATGCAAACCAAACCAGAATATAGACCTTTAGTAGATCAGTTATTTTTAGCTATGCAGTATGTATGGAAGGAAGAATGGCTAGATAGAGAACCGATTCTTGGCAATATGTGGGCGAACATAAACTATCAGGGGGGATACAATAAACCTCATGTACATCCTAATACATTATTTTCTGGAGTATATTATATAAAGACCCCACCTAACTGTGGTAAGCTGGTGTGTAATGATCCAAGACCAGGAATTCAAACAGTGATGCCTGTAAGAATAAAAGGTGTTCCTCCTAAACATCTATGGCGAGAGGTACATTTAGATACTCCATCTGGAAGAATTATTATATTTCCAGCATGGCTCTGGCATTGTGTAGAACCAAATGAATCTAATGATACAAGAATATCAGTAAGTTTTAATTTTATACAACAGGGTTTTCAATGACAGGTTTAATTTATAAAGAAGTTGACACTAAAGATATTACCCATTTGACAAGACCAGAGTTTATCAATGGACAGGAGCATAAATTTAATGATGCCCTTAAACAATCTGTATCCAAGTATGGGTTAAGAGATCCAGTATATATTAATCAATTGAAAGATGGTACATTAAAAGTGACGGTCGGAAACAATAGAATGGTGATAGCTAAAGAACTGGGTATAGAAAAAATTTCTTGTGTTATAAAATTATATGATCCTAAAAACAATGATTTAAATGGAAGGCTACTTAACACAGAACAAGAGATCAAAGATTTATTTCATACTAAAGAAGGGTTAGAAATTAAAAAAAAGAAGGGTATTATATGTGAAGTAATGCCTAAGAATCATCAGAAACATGGCAAAATTTAATAAATATCAAGTCATTAAAAAAGCAATTAGCTACGAGCTGGCTAACTTTATCTTTAACTATTTTCTGTTGAAGAGAGACGCAGTAGATTGGATGTATAAAAACAACGTTACCTACGATACGGGTATGCTTGGCACCTGGACAGATAAACAGGTACCTAATACCTATTCTCATTATGCAGATCATGTAATGGAAACTCTTCTGGTTAAAGTACTACCCATCATGGCCCAGGAAACCGGGCTACAATTAATCCCTACTTATTCTTATGCAAGATTATATAAAAAAGAAGATATATTAAAGCGTCATAAAGATAGACCAAGCTGTGAAATTTCAACTACTATTCATTTAGGAGGTCATTCTTGGCCTATTTTTATAGATGGTACTGGAGTGGATACAGTAATAGACGAATATAAAAATATACACAAACCTAATGCTCCTGCTGGCACTAAAGTTATACTTGATGTTGGGGATATGTTAGTATATAGTGGATGCGAATTAGAGCATTGGAGAGAACCCCTTGAAGGAGACGTGTGCGGACAGGTCTTTCTTCATTACAACCATGTGAATGGTCCTTTTGCTGAAAAGAACAGGTTCGACAAAAGGCCGATGTTAGGTATTCCACCGATAAGGAATATATAATACAATGGAGTTCAATGTTACAAAAAATAGAATTTTTACCTGGTTTCAACAAACAAGTTACTCCCACAGGCGCTGAAGGGCAGTGGACAGGGGGAGATTATGTACGATTTAGATATGGAACCCCTGAAAAAATAGGAGGTTGGTCTCAGTTAGGAGAAAATTTTCTAACGGGAGCTGCTAGAGCTCAACACCAATTTATTAATAGTTCAGGATTTAAGTATTCAGCTATAGGAACCAATAGAATTTTATATGTTTATACGGGAGGTGTTTTTTACGACATTCATCCTATTAAAACTACTACCACTCTAACGAATGCCTTTACCACTACTAATGCCTCTACTGAAGTAACTATTACTTTTTCATCTTCTCATGGTATGAGTGCTGGGGATATTATTTATTTAGATAGTTTTACAACTATTACCAATTCAGATTATGTAGCCGCTGATTTTGATGATATTAAATTTATGGTCACAACGGTCCCTTCCTCAACGACCATCACCATTACTATGGCGTCGGCTGAAACAGGATCGGGAGCTACAACATCAGGAGGTATTAGAGTCCAATACTATTACCCTGTAGGACCGGCAACTCAACTTCCTGGTTATGGTTGGAGTTTAGGACAATACGGCGGTACGGTTTCAGGAGAAGCTACAACCACGCTTAATGGAGGCATTAATGATGCAACTACTACTATTGTATTAACCGATGCATCTCAATTTCCTTCTTCAGGAACATGTTTTATTCAAATTGGTTCAGAAGAAATTTCTTATACTGGAATTAGTACTAATACTTTAACAGGAGTGACTCGGGAAGTTAGAGGAACAAGCAAAGATTCTCATTCAGATGGAGCCACGATCACTAATAGTACTGATTATGTAGCCTGGGGCGAAGCTGCTAGTGGTGATTATGTAATTGATCCAGGTCTATGGACGTTGGATAGTTTTGGTAAAAAACTTTTAGCTTTGATTCATAACGGTGCGGTCTTTGAATGGGACTCTGATCTTGCTGCTGCTACTTCTACAAGAGCAACGATTGTTAGTGGTGCACCCACCGCGTCCAGAGATATGTTAGTCTCTACTCCGGATCGTCACTTAGTTTTATTTGGAACTGAAACCACGGTTGGTACTGCTTCTACTCAAGATGAAATGTTTGTTAGATGGTCTAATAGAGAGGATATTAACACGTGGGCAATTACTTCAACCAATACATCAGGTTCACAAAGACTGGCTGACGGATCACGAATCATGGGCGCAGTTAGAGGAAGAGATGCCACTTATGTTTGGACGGATAGTGCTGCATTTACTATGCGTTTCGTTGGGGTTCCATTTGTATTTGCCTTTGCACAAGTAGGCACTAACTGTGGACTTCTTGGAATGAATGCCGCAATCGAGGTAGATGGTTCAGCGTACTGGATGTCTGAAAATGGATTTTTTAAATACGCTGGTAAATTGGAATCAATGAAATGTTTAGTTGAAGACTATGTATTTGATGATATAAATACAACCGCTCAACAATTAGTAAACTGTGGATTAAATAATCTATTTGGAGAAATATTCTGGTTTTATCCAACTTCAGGTTCTAGTGTTGTTAATAGAATGGTAAGCTATAACTATCTAGATTCTACTCCTGACAGAGCTATCTGGGTAACGAGTAGTTTAGATAGAACCACTTGGGCAGATTCAGCTGTTTTTGGAAATCCTCATGGCACTTATTATGACGCTGGCACTGATACTTCATTCGATGTTGTTGGAAATACTGATGGCCGAACTACATACTTTAAACATGAAACAGGAACCGATCAAATTGTTGGAAGTACCACTACCGCTATCGCTTCGAATATAGAATCAGGTGATTATGATATAACGGTTACTAAAGAAGGTGGAGCAACCTTCCAAGGAGATGGAGAATTCCTGATGAAAATTAGAAGATTCATTCCTGACTTTATTTCCCAGACAGGAGATACCCAAATTACATTAAATTTAAGAGACTATCCTAATAGCTCCCAGGCGAGTTCTTCATTAGGACCCTTTACAATTACCTCAAGTACGACTAAAGTAGATACTCGTGCACGAGCACGTGCCGTTTCTTTAAAGATTGCTAATACCAGTACCTCTCAGGACTGGAAACTAGGAACTTTTAGAGTAGACGTACAACCAGACGGAAGAAGATAATGCCATTTCAATCAGAGAAACAAAGACGATACCTATGGGCCAACGAGCCAGAGATTGCTCGTGATTGGACCAATCGTTATGGCGCACGAGGCGGTGGTATTATGGACATGGCTTCCGATGGAAACTTAATACATGATTTTGAAAATTATAAAAAAGGCAACAGTGTAAATGTTCCTACATCTTTTCAAGCAAGATCTCATTCAACACCGGTTAATTTAGCTTATATAACAGATGATGAAGCTGGTATCTTACAATCTTTAAAACCAGACACACCTCATGAAGGGCCAATAGGAATTCCTAACTATGATGACTTTGATGCTGCTGGAAATTATAGAACTGGTGCAGCAATGAGTGCTGCGGAAAGTGGAGCAAAAAACGAAAGAGCTAGAGCTGATTATAGAGCGTCTGGAATGTCTCCACAAGAAGTGCAAGACATTAGATCCGGAGCTATTGCTTCAGGAGCTGGTCAAACAGTTAACCCAGGTTGGTTTGGACCTAGACATAGACCTGGAATAAGTAAACAGAATTTACGAGCAGCTAAACAATTTGCCCCTAAAGCTTACAGAGCTACAAGAGGAAGTCCTTTCGGTATAGGAAATTTATTGAGAGGAGCGATGAGTATGTTTGGAGGAATTCCTGGTAAAATAGGTTCCCTGCTATCTCATATTAATCCAGGAAAATTAAGAGGATGGAATGAACAATATGGAAGATACAATACTCAAGCCGAATATGAACAGGCTAGAACCAATAGAAGAAATACAAAACGAATGGATTATTTATCAGATAGAAAATCTAAAGGATTAGGTTATGGTAAAAAAGCTTATGCAGATTTATTAGGACAAGGTTATTCAGATCCTTTTCAAGATGCAATTAATAGAGATTTACAAATTAATCCTGAAACAACACAGTTTTCAAGAAGTCATTTACAGTCACTAGCTAACAAACAAGCACTTACTAATCAGTTGTCAGCAAACAATTATAATTTTCATCCTTCTCAAGGTGGAATTATGAGTACTCCTCAAGGAACGGATCCTTATGTAGGTATAGAAGATCATTATGCTTTTAAACCAGGTAGTATGCTAGATAAAAAATTAAAAAGCGCATGGAATACTTATAACGAAACTGGTTTCGGTTTAGATAATGTAAAAACTTTAATGGAAATGGATATAAAAAGTAATGAAGAAAAAGGAATACCGCTATCGTTAGATAAAAGTGCGTATTCATTAATAGGATAATGGCCAAGATAGTACAACTTATAACCAGAGCGAGCCAGGAATATAAACCTGATGTAGCTCACTCTTTAGTAAGAGATTTAGATGCCATCTTAGAGAAATTAAACTCTACTTTTCAAGAAGAATTAAAACAGGAGATAGAAGCTAAAAGTTTCTTTTTAGAATAATGGCAGTAACGAACCAGTATAAATTTTATGGAGTGACTCTTTCGACAACCGATCTGACAACCCTTTTAACAGCAGGAGCTGCAGAAACTTATGTCTTAAGATCTTTTAGAGTGACTAATAATTCTGGCTCCAATACTCCAACCATTAGCATTACCAATAATGCTTTTAATATTGAAAAGAACAAGAGTTTAAGTACTAATACGAGCTATGAACTTTTTAGTGTGCCGGTGATATTGGAAGCTAGTACTATTTTAAAGGCTCAATTAGCAGGAACGGTAGCCGATGGGGTAAGCATTGGAATTAGC